CCGATCGAGGGCGTGCCCCGCTGGATCGCGTCCTCTAGATCCTGGAGCGCGAGCGCGTGGGCCTGCCTGCTGGCGCTCGCGGAGTAGTACCCGCCGAGCTCAGTCAGCAGATCGTCTACGTCGATCAGCTCCCCGTGGCCTGCGCCTCGGCCTAGCTCGCTCTTACCCGCGCAGGGCGGGCCAGCGTAGACCGTAAGGACGCGCGCAGCGCTCAGGCGTGCGGGGTGGTCCTCGGGGAGTAGATCGCCATCGGCGCGCTGGTATGTCTTTTTGACCTTGCCCCCGCGCAACATCGTGAGAAAGCGCTTCGTCCGCGCGAGCGCCCACTGCGCCCGCGACATGCCCGGACGGTGCGAGCCGCTAAAGGCCCCGGCGCCGCGTCGGTAGACGGCCTTGAGGGCGCCGAGATCGGGCTTGGGTGCGTCGGGGTAGCGCTCGCGGTAGTCCTCGATCTGGCCCCGGATCGCCTGCTCCTGCTCCTCGCTGATCTCAATCCCGCCACGGGTGGAGCCCGCCGAGCCTTCGGGGTTGCGCTTGCTTCCCTCGCGGCGCTCGCTTGGCTTGGCTGGGGTCTGGGCTGCGCTGCGTGGTCCGGGCCGCTCGGCCAGCATCGCCAGCGGCTCAGGCTGCGGCGCGGCCTCGGCGCCAAGCTGGGCGGCTACCATCTGATCCGCCGTCTCGGCGGGGATACCTGCGGCGATCAGCAGCGCGCGGGCGGCCCCTGGTGCGAGGGCGGCCACGGTGGGATCGGCGGGCTTGAGCGCCCCGACGATCTGCTGCGCGGCCACGAGCTGGCCGACGAGCAGGGTGCGGCTTTCCTCCTTCTGCTCGCGCGGCTGTATGTCCAGTTCCTCGCGCAGCCCCGCCTCGTCGTCACCCGTCCAGCTCACGAGGCCGTCGCGGGTGGCCTTCGCCAACAGCTCCACGCGGGCGCCTCGGTCCACCTCCTCCAGCCCCACGGGCACCGCGTCACGGATGCGGCCCCGGTAGCCCTCGCCCCGTGCGATCCACTCGCCCAGCTTGCGATAGACGCGGCTAACGAACGGGGCGATCCGGTTGGCGTTGACCCTTGCGGCCTTCTCCTCCATCGCGCCAGCCACCGCGCGGGAGCCATGCTGCGAGACTCCTAGCACGTCCATCATGGACGCCCACATGTTGAGGGCTTCCGCGTCGATGTGGCGGATCTGCTCGATCAGGTTGGGCGGGCTGCCGCTCGGGAACTGCACCGAGAAGTCCGCGCCCTGCGGCACGACTACCCACGGCTGGCCATCACCGAAGCGCTCTAGCTGCGACTCAAGCCCGCCCCGGTTGGCGTTGCCTGCGCCCGGCCCCTCGCGGACCACCACGACGCCCGTGCTCCTCTGGTTGATCTGGTACTGCTGGCGGCGGATCGTGCTCAGTAGCTCGTAGAGCAGGACCAGCGCGCGAAGCTCCCCGTCCCCATAATACTGGCCCGGTAGGCCACGGTGGACGAAGTGGACGAGCTGATCGCGGGTGATCTGGTTCGTCGCTCGGGCGAACCCGTTGGTGGTGTAGTAGGCGATCGAGCTGTAGTCCTGCGTCTCGGGGTCCGGTATCCACCGCGCGACCGAGGACTGCGCCAGCGGCTCCACGATCAGGCGCTGGCCAGACTCCAGCCCCGCGCCCTCGTCGCCCAGGCTGCGGCCCTCCCAGTAGGGGACGAGCACCGAGAACCCGAAGGCGTGGCAGGAGAAGGCCGAGGCCAGCACCTCGCCAAACCCCGAGCGCAACCCGTCCGCCGATGCGAGGCCGATCCGGCCATCCAGCAGGGCAGAGGCCAGCCGCTCGTTGTAGCGGCGCTCCTCGGGCGTCTCGTCCTCCAGCGGCGGGGCCTCAACGGTCACGCTCGCCACGGTGTCCAGCGTCCGCCCGTAGGCGGTGCGCAGCGCGGGCCACGTCTGTATCATCTCCTGATATAGACCGGGCAGCCCGGAGTAACCGAACTTCTGAGCCACGCCGAGGGCGCGCTTTGACTCGACGTCTGGCGTCCCGCTGGACCACTGCGGAATCGATGGGGTGATCAGGTTGCGCAAGCCTACACCTCCGAAGGTTAGGCCGTCGCCTATCACAAGCGCTGAACGCCTGTCAAGTGGATCGCAGCCCCGCCCGCAGAGGGAGCGCAGGCGGGGCAGCGAGCCACGCCTCAGATCTAAGCCACCAACCCATTGGTAAAACGATCCGAGGCGGTGGGATCACCCTACCACGATCAGCCGCTAGAGCAAGCCCCGAAGGCGCGCGCCGGTCCTCGCGGCCTTGCTCGTGCTGCTAGTCCACTGCGCGGCCTGCGCGTCAGTCCACAGGCCATGCGTCCGCCCGTGCTTGACGGCGAGGGCCAGCGCCATAACCCCGTCATCGTGCGCCCCGCTCGGGGCTGCGTAGCGCACGTAACCGCCGCCGCTGATCGAGTACGTGAACACCTCCATCTCGGCGCGTAGCCGCTCGTCCTCGTACTTGATCCGGCCCTCCTGCACCGCGAGGGCCAGCCCCTCTAGCAGCTCCTGCTTGGCGGGAGCGGTGAAGGTGAACGGCTCCACGTAGACGCCCGCACGCTGGAGCGACTCGAAGATCTCCCGCTTGGCCGTGGCGTCCAGCAGCACGGGCGCGGCCCCCACGATCTCCCCGATCCGGCGCTTGGTCACGGCCCAGCTTTCGCCCTGCCAGCGCTCCGAGCGCACCACGTTGCCGGCGCGGTCGAGGCCGATCACCCATGTGAAGTCCACCATCTGGGCAAGGTCCACCCCGTAGACGATCGGCGGCCCCGGCTCCACGAGTCCCCACGCCTCGCGCAGATAGGCCAGCCCGAAGGGGTTGCCCCCTTGATCGGCGGGGATCGCCTCGTATTCCTGCGCGTAGATCCAGTCCGGCATCTTGCCCCGCTGGGCCTCGATCTCCTCGCGGGGCACGTGCGGGTTAGTCCACGAGGGGAGGCGCCACGATTGCCACTCAGGCTCATCGCGGGCCTGCCCCCGCTCCCATAGCTCATGCGCGAAGTTGCGCCCGCTGGGCGTCGTCAGGAACCAGGCGCGGCCCTGCCGGTCTACGAGGGTGGGCCGGATCGCGCTCTGCCACTGGCGGCGCAGCTTCGGGGCAAAGGCGGCCTCATCGATCACCACCTCGTTGAAATGCTCGCCCCGTGCGGGCTCGGCCTTGTCCAGCGTGTAGCAGTGCAGCTCGCCCCCGGTGACGGTCCAGATCTTGCGCTTCTGCTCACTCACGCGGGCGATCATCCCGGCCCACGCGGCTTTGATATCCTCCCAGGGGCGTTCCAAATAGGTGTAGTCCGGCGCGAACCACGCAGCCTTGCCACCGGCCAACACGGCCTCGGTCACGCGCTTTCGCCCGAGCACCGTCTTACCCCAGCGCCTCCCGCAAAACACCACGTTGAAGCGGCGGGCCTCGGCGGCTACCTGCGCCTGTGCGGGGTGGAGCGTGGGGATCGTGACGGTGCCCACGCCTAGCCGTTGTCGGGGTGGTCGGCCCAGACGTTGAGGAGGGCGACCACCTCCCGCTTGCTCTTCGGGGTCGGGCGCTCGCCTGCCATCCCTGCGTCGTGCTCCAGGGTGTAGCCCTCGCGCTCCAGCTCTGCCAGACGGCGCCGCAGCTCGCGCAGGCTGCCGCAGTATTCGTAGCCCTGCGAGGATCCGCCCTCTGGGTCTAGCTTGTGGATGCGGTAGATCATGATCCCTCGGCGGGTTGGTGGGGGCTTGCGCCCCCGGTGGTGGTTAGGCTCGCGCGCTAGCCGCGCCTCGCCACTCGCCTGTCCAGCTCACGACCAACTTGCGCGTCGAATCCCGTCTCGTAAACAAGATCCACGAACACCTTATCGATGGCCAAAGAAAATGCGTCCTCCGACACGATGCTGTCGCTAGTCGGCCCAAGCAGGCCAAGCCCCCCGCCCACGGGAGAGATTGCCCCAGAGGGATCATCCCGTAGCCACTCACACGCAAGCCACGCGATCCCCTCTGCGGCAGTCTCTCCCGTGCGGGCATTGATCAAGCTGTAAGGGATCTGAGCGCTGGGCACATCGACCCCCCCCCCCAAATCGAAGATCCAGCGGCTCGGGGGCGACACGCGCAGCCGCCACGGCGCATCCGTGCGCGACGTGCGGCCGCGTCCCGTTGCGTCAAAATCTGTGCTTATGTCAGAAGCGCACACGCGCGCCACGGGCTCCTCCGAGCTGGGCGTGAAGTGCTCGATCAACCGGCGCATCATCTTGTAGTGGCGGTCTACCTCGCAGAACGCCTCCGCGTCGCCGTCCTCGCCAATCAGGTGACAGTGATAGGAGCAGCGCCCGTCCGCGCCGATACAAGCGGTGTAGGAGCCTACGGCCTCGCCGTGGTTGTACAGCGTGAACATGACCGCGCGAGAGTCGTGGTATCGCTCGCCCTCCTCGATCGTGATGTAGGGTTGCTGGGCTTGCTGGGCTTGTGCGTTGTTCATCTCGTTTCCCTCATAGGTTTCCTCGCTGGCTCCATGCCAACGAGAGACACCATGCCTTATGCCTGAGCGGGGCACAAGTAAAAAAAGCACTCAGTGATCTTCTCGCACCACCTTCACCGTGGCCTCGGTCTGCTGCGGCGCCTCCAGCCCCACGAGCTTGGCCCGTCGCTCCATGATCTTGAGCACGCGATCCACGGCTTGCGCGTCGCCGTTCCTTGCCTGCTGCCATAACCCAACGAGCATCCGATCAAGCCTTGCCAGTTCAATGTCGCGGAGCTGATCGCCCGTCTGCGCGTTGTTCTCCCGCAGCGACTCCATCCCCCGCGCAACGGCTTTGTGCGCTGCGCTCTTACTTATGCCAAGCGCGCTGGCGATCCGCTCGTAGGTGGCGCCAGCCATGCGCAGTTCCAGCGCTTGACGTGTGCGACTCGCTGCTAGTGCGCGGCGGGCGCTGTTCTTCGTCTCAGCCACACGATCCCCCTGCGTTTGCTGAAAGCCCCAGGGTCGGTGCTGCACCGCCGCTGTGCCGCTGGTCACGGCCATCGCCTGCTTCAGGGGCAGGCTGCCGCATAGCCTCCACGCGCGCCGCTGTCAAATCGTCCAGAGCCAGCGCGTACCTGTACTTGATCACGCCCTTGGTGATCTTTAGCTCGCCCCGAACCTTTGCTTTTTTCGACGGGTCACCGAACTGCGCGCCTGTGTACGCCCTGGCGTGGGTGCGTTTGCCGTTGATCCGCCAAACGTCAGTCTTGGACACCCCTGTGCAGATCCACCCCATCGCCTTGTAGATCCCTCCGTGGTGGCCTTCGCTGCTGTCAGCATACGACACCAAAAGCCTCACTTGGGTGTTGGCCTTCCTGAACATGCGGATCGCTATTGAGCACGCCCGCGAAGTTTCCCAAACATGCCACGGCGCTAGGGCCACTCTGCACAGTTCCACGGCTGCGCCTTTCGGCATTTGAAACGGGGCTCCGATGTTGTGGTTGGCCCCATAGCTAAAGACGATCGCCCCGCTAAACTTGCCCCCCTCCCAAACCCCGAAACAGATCGACTTCCCTGCTGGCATGGTTCGGCTGTAATGCCACCGGGCGCACGCCTTCCTTGCATCTGTTGCTTTTATGGGGGCGATGTGGAGCTTCGGCCTACCACTCATGACCGCACGCTGGGCAGGTGTTGGCCGCGATGGTTTCTGAGCCCACAGGGTCCACGTCAAAAGAATCTTCTGAGCGCACTAGCGCCTCCAGTTCGGACTCGCTCATGGCCAACACGTCAAGGTTGAACCCTTCGCCTGCTATTGCTTGCAGCTCCACCGCCAGCAGCTCGTCATCCCAGCCGGCGTTCATGGCGATCCGATTGTCTGCGAGCACGTAGGCGCGGCGCTGCGTCTTCGTCAGGTGCGACAATCTAAGACACGGGACCGACTGGAGCCCGAGCGATTGCGCAGCCTGGAGCCTCCCGTGGCCTGCGATCACCGTCAGATCGTCAGCGATCAAGATCGGGTTGTTGAACCCAAACTCTCGGATCGACGCTGCGATCTGCGCGACCTGCTGCGCGGAGTGGGTGCGCGCGTTGTTGGCGTAGGGGATCAGCTTGCCCGTGGGTACGTGATCGATCTTTGCTGCGTTCACTTCCTGTGCGTTCTCCATCTGTCCTCCGTTGTTGGCATCGTAGCACATCACACGCGATCCACCCGCCGCAGGCAGTCCACCCGCACCACGACCACCCGCCGCGCCTCCATGGGCGGCCACGCGGAGCAGAGGCGCACGGCCCGCCACGTCGGGGGCCTCTGGCCCTCGTTGGCGCGGTCCAGCGTGCGCAGCATCGGCCCGCGTGGTGGCAGGTCTGCGCGGCGTATCAGTTCCACCCGTGCGCCCTCGGGCACCTCCACCCACTGGCGGGCGTGGTGGATCTGGATCGGCTTGGCGAGGGTGCAGATCATCCGAGGAGATCCACCTGCGCGGGCTGCTCCTCGTCCCCGAAGAGCGGCGCGGTGTAGGGCTGCGACAGTCGCTGGGAGGCTGCGCGGTGGGTGTCGGGGTCCACCTCAGCCCCGACGAAGCGGCGGCCCTCAAGCTGGCAGGCTCGGGCGGTGGTGCCTCCACCGGCGCAGGGGTCGCACACCAGATCACCGGGGCGCGTGTAGTCCCTCACGATAGCGCGCATTAGGCCAAGGGGCTTGGCCCCCAACACCACGGATCGGCGGTCGCTGCTGATATGGTAGCCACCGGGCAGCGTGCCCCACTTGCTCCAGCTTGTCCCGTCTCGGTGCTGGCCTCGGCGCGGTCGGGCCACGACGATCCAGCAGGTCCACGAACTGGGGCCGTCGCCTGCGAGGCGGACGCGGGAGCCGGGAGCGTACCAGGGCAGAGGGGCGAACACGTAGCGGCCAGCATCGGCCAGCGCCCGCTCGTACTCAGCAGCCAGAATGTGATCGGTGATCGTGACGAACCAGCCCCGAGTGCGAGGCACCCACGAGGCCACCACCTCGCGCACGTCCTCCACGGTGTGGCCGGTGTAGTCGATGGAACGGCGGTCGGCCTCGTCCCCGCTCGATTGCCCATCGTGCCCGCCATGCGTCCGCGCCGAGTAGGGCGCATCCACGATCACGGCGTCCACTTGCTCCACGTCTGCGAGCGCGTCCTGCCACCGGCCCAACCTCAGATCGATCACTCGTCCTCCTCCCAATGCGCGCTCGTGTCCTTCACGTTCTTGCGGAATGACAGCCGCACCGGATGATCCCCCGTGAGCTGGTCCAGCGCCTCGCGGAGCGTGAGCACGTCAGGGGCTAGGCACCCGTCCTCCCGCCTCCACTGCCACGCGATCGGCGTCACCTGGTTGCCGATGCGGTAGCGCAGCCGGATCTCCAGCCCGTGATCCTCGTCGGTGATCTCGGTGTAGTGCCAGCCAAACGATCGCCCGTATTCGGTGATCACCTCCATCTCGCACCGGACGTGCTGGAGCTGCTGCCACTCGTCATCGGTGAGGCGGTACTCGGTTCGCTTGCGCTTGCGCCTGCGCTCCTTGTCGCTCAGGTCCACGCCTAGCCGGAACTGCACCGCCCGCGAGGCGGCGATCGAACTGCTGCCCAGGTAGTCCCCGAGCCGATCGCAGGCCACCCAGCCCTCAGCGTCCCGCAGGTCCAGCGGCCCGAGGCGGCGTGGAGGCGGTGGGGCGGCGGGGTCGGGGATCGGCGCGGTCGTTGCGTTGAGCAGGCCCGAGATCGACGTGTGCTTGAACGGTCGGCCCGCCCGGTTGGTGTGGCCGCGATTGTTCAAAGCTCGCGCGATCTGGCGGTACGTCAGCCCCCGCGCCTCTAGCTGCTGGGCCTCGCGGATCAAGCGCTGCTCGGCGGCGTCCACGATCACGGTGGAACTGTCCGGCCCTGCACA